GTCTGAAATTGCAGGATAATTATACGACTTTACTTCTTCAACCTGCCAAACATAATCCTCGGCAAGTATGGCCAGTTCTGATGAAACCTTGAGCTTCAAGGCATCGCACACTTTTTTTGAAGCATCTGAATCTGAATAATCCATCATACCCCCCCTTCATCGTTTAAAAACTTTTCTGCTTTTACAAACTCAACATCAAGTTCAAGCATTTTGTTTATGTCAAATTCTGTGTACCACACCCCTTCTTTGTTCCCCCTTTTGAATCCAGCTTGTATGAGAAAAACATCTGTAAAGTGCCTACCTTGATAAGCGTTTATGTAAGACTTACCCTTCCATTCTGATTGCCAGTACGGTTTTTTCTGTTTGTCTTGCTGTGGGGATTTGTCTTGCTGTGGGGCTGGGTTTTCTTGTTGTCTAGGTAAGGATGATGATGATGACGGAGGTTTTCTGTATGAAACCGTTCCGGCCCCTTCCCGTCTGATTCCGTATTGAGCCAGTTCATCCCATGTCAACGCCCTGATTCCCAATAGTCTGGTGATGGCGTTCACTGTAAAATTGGTGTAAGACTTCTTCATGATGTTGGCCATGTCTACATCTTCCACGGCTCTCAACTGGCCCTTTGCCCTGCCAAAGAACTTGTCCCTGCTTGAGCAGGTTCCCATCGTCTCAATAGCTGAGGCTTGCCCAAATGAGGCAGACCCCTTCGTAACAAAAATATAGTAATCCCCTTTGGCGTCTGAGAAGTTCTGCCGTTCTTGAGTTACACCAAAAATCTGTACCCCAAAGCGCATGGACACCCGCTCGGCACCGCTGGCCTGAAGGTACGGTTTGCCGTCCTGGTCTACCCAATCCTTCGGGGAAGTCGAAGAAATGGCGGCGGCAAGCACCTTCTTAAACAAACTCTCCCTTTGTTCGAAGGCTTCAAGAGCCGTGTTCGTCGTGTTCAGATTTTGTACCACAAGGGCTTCCTGTGGCTTTGAGTTGACTTCCTCATCAAAAGAAGGTAAGTTTTTCTCGTCGTTATTATTCATAATTTCCCCTGTATATAGCCGGAAGCTGACCATTCAGCTCCGGCTTTTTTATTATCAAAATAAAGGTATGTCTGCAAACTATATCTGATTAAATCGTATTAGGTAGGATTAAACTGGAACAAATTTTCAGATAAAACCATCTTGTTTTTAAGGGTTTGGTATAATGACGCTATGTGTTAAATCATTTAACTGCAACGTCTTTGATTTTCTTGACAGCATCTCTAAGGAAGAAAAATCCAAGGCCGTTCATAGCATAGATTAATGAATCAATATTGGCTTGGAAGGCAAAGCCATTGCCGTCAAAAGCATCACAGACAATCTTTGCTACTGCGGTTATGAGAATTGAAATACCAACTATTTTTGTTTTGCTAACCATAAAGGCCCTTTCGATTAAGAGTAATTGTTTAACAATTTTAAAGTATTTGCAAATCATTTTTACCACCTTGTTGGCTCTCTGCCAAACAACGTTCTTAGGTCGTAATGAACAAACCCAGGATAAAGACCGAGGCCCCCATCTGGAATCTTTTTTCTCTTTATGAGCGTCTCAATTAGCTGATAAAGATCGTGTGGTTTTACTGCTCCGGCCTTTATGTCTGCGGCCACACCTCTTAGGTGCATCGAATCCTTGGCGCCACCAACCTCTTTGTTGTGTTCTGGGGTTCTATATCCAGACAAAACCCTGATGCTTGTTCCCGTCTGTTTTCTCACAACCTCAAGGGCTTCGGCCAGTGGCTGTAGCCTAGCTTCAACCCAGCTTTCTGGATATGAAGAACCATCCTTGCAATCAAATTCCTCGATCCTAAAATGTTTGGTGACCTGTGTCATTCTTCTTTGCCTAATGCTTTTCGTGCCAAATCTGTTGCTGTTTGAAAATCTTTTTTACGTAAAGCATCTATTATGCCATCGTAATATTTCTTCAGTTTTTTGTATTCGTGTTTGTCATAACCATATTTGTCAGCAATTTTCTGTCTTTCTTCATACGATTTTGTCTTTTTAAATTCCGACATAGCTGTATCATGAACCATCTCTTGTTGCTTATACTTGTCAAAGTAATCATCAATAGACCTTCCAGCTTTGTTTTTTCTTTCAAAAAATCTACCAACGACAGGAATATCAGCCTTTTCTTTTGGCCTTTCAGCCGTTACTGTTTTATCTGTCATGAAGTATTTTGACATGTTTGTTATGTCTGTTCCGAGGCCGCCCGTCGCTGTTCGTAATGCCTGATTTAATTTGGCCGGACTTATACCAAGACCCATTCCAATTTCCTCGATTAGTGGGTCTGTCCATTCGTTTGTTCTGTACTCTGGCATTAATCGTTGTTGGCCAAGATTTTCAATCGGTCTACCTGTAAATATTGATTTGTTGGCCCACCACTCCATTACTGGTGCGGCAAAGGCAAACATATAAGGCGGCAAAACGCTATTTCTAAACCATTGTTTTGAAACTTCATCAAGATATGTCCTGTCTTGTTTGTCAATTGATTCGAGCAAGGCTGTTGGAAAAGAAGCAAACATAAAACCAATAGCATCTTGAGGAAGTGGAATGTTAAACCGAGTTCCTTCAGGTGATAATTTGAAAGACAAAAAACCTGTTTTTCTCCACCATGGCTGTTCATCATAGTCTTTGTCTTTTCTGTTTAACAAATAAAGAGCTATTGCCGGAAGTGTAATATATTTGAATCCAGCCGCCGCGCTTTGTTTCCAGTTCTTTCCTGTGAAAGTTCTATATGTTTTTGACCAGCCCTGTGTCCAAGGATTAAGAAAAGGGACGTAACGATTAAGCCACTTCATAACATAGCCAGCACGTTTAAAATTTAAAGTGACATCCGATGCACCCACGGAGGATTCAACAGCAATATCTTCGGCAGTCCATTTTCCTTCTTTTTCCATCCTATCCCTTATCAACTTAAATTCTCCTACCCTTGTTGCGCTTTCACTAACAGACACAAGAGACTTGTAAAAATCTAGTGGGTTTTTGATAATGTTCAAAGCCTTCTGAGCCTTCGTATTTGATCTTAATTCGCCCATGATTGAATTAAGTTGTTTCTGATCTTCGCGTACTTGATTGAACATTTCACCACCAGTCGCACGCCATTGCTTGTATGCTTCTGATCTTCTGGCAATATCTCCATACGCCTTGGCGTGTCGTCCAACAGCACCAATGCCCTGCTTCTGGGATGTTATAACGGACATCAATGCGTCACGCATTGCATTCATTATTGTGAATGAAGCTCTCAATCCTGTGGCCCCAAGGACAACGACTTGTTTAGGAATGTTCCCAATGGCATCCACAAACTTCATCATTCCTTTTAATTCAACTGTGTCCATGCCATGCATGGCTTCATAAAGTGTTGGATCAACCTCATAAAACTTTGTTTTTCCATTTCTTGTCTGTGTTATAATCGGTTCGCCACCCTTGTATTTGATTGCATTTGAAAAGTATGTAACAACTTGGTCGAGTTCTTCTCTAAACTCATCTTTCAATTCACTTTTGCCTTCTTTTCCTGACTCATCAAATTCTTCCTTTAACGATTCAAGTTCTTCTTTGCTTGGTTTCCCAACAGGCCGATCAGTTTCAAGATCAAAGATTTCCTTCATGTCTTTTGCTAAGACGTCTTGTAATTTGCCAATCGTAACCTTATGAGCCTCCATTGGCGTAGCAATCTCTCTAATCCACCACTTTCCTTTTGGTGAATCCATTGCCAAATCAACCAAAGCATTTCCAACCCTCGTTTTGTCTGCTACTGCAACCATGCGTTCGCTCATGTTGATTGCCTGCTGAATAAAGTCTTTAACCTTGCGACCACTACCGGTTTTAGACATTCTTTTGACCGCCTGCCCTGGCATGAGGAAAGATTTTCTGGAGCCACCTAGTGAGCCAATTGAATCGTCAATCAATCTCGTCAATGGCAAATAATAAGATGTTGATCCTCTGATTTTATCAAGTGTAACCTTGTCAATGTTTGCGGCTTGAAACGTATAATCCAAAAGGCGATCATACCACCCTGCCCATGCTGTCGCTGTATCCTCAAAAAAAGGAAAGTCTTTGTATTTGTCGTAAACAAACTTGGCTTCATCAATTCCAATGCCTGGATTCCTGCCTTGTTTAAGCCTTTCAACAGCAATCTTTGAGTAAGCAAAATTTAAAAAGTTCTCAAAATCTGCATCTTTTATTTGGCTAAGAACTGTTTTTAATGAGTCACCTGTTCGTCTACCAGCAAAGTCAACAGAATCAAAAAGAAGGTTTGCCCTCGATCTTGCGCTTGATCCAAGAGAATAAAGAGCAAGCTTATAAGGGTCTTTTGCCGGTGCAATCTTTCGCTCTCCAACCATTTGTTTTGTGGCAAAATCAAGAACAGCAAAAGTATCTGTAAAGGCAGATCGAAGTTGTAGTTTGAGTCTTTGTGGTGTTGTCAAATAAGACTTTCTCGGCTTTTCTCCAAGCGAAGCCATTTGCCCCTTCATCCTATTTTCGGCCCCTTGCTTGTTCCACAATTCTACAAGGTCTTTCGATCTTGTCATCATGTCTTTAAGGTGTGGTTGGTCGGATAGGAAGCTGTTGAAAGCATCATAAAATCGTGGTGCTACCTGTTTTGCAACATTGTTGTTTGTAAGATAAAGCCTGATAAATTCTGCAAAGCCTTCTCCTGAATCTGCCCGTTTTTTATTATAATCAAGTGGCATTAATTCAAAGGCAAATTTTCTACTACGCATTTGCTTTACTGGTGTTGAATAATCGAACCAGTGACCTATCTCATGCGCCGCCGTTGGTATGTCGTTTGCAACGTCAATCCTTATTACTTCTGATTTAGGTTTATAAATACCAGACCTATAACCCGTTTTTGTGTGTGTTCTGAACTTGCTAAGCCTTACAGGTGTATTCCAAATCTTGGCAATTTCTTGAACAACGTCGTATGCTCCAATTGGCTTTTGAGACTTGTAATCTGGTGCCGGTGTCAAGTGCATTTCTTGATCGCGTTTAGGTAAATTTGCGGCAATTTCACCAGAAATACCAGAAAACAGTTCGTCCTGCCCTTCTTCAAACAATCCTTCATCCACAGGCTTTTGCTCTGGCCTCGGCTTTTGCAACCTTTCCATACCTTGTTGTGCAAGCAAGATGTCTTTCTGCCTTTTGGCTTCTGTCTGTGCCTGTCTTGAAAACTCGTCAATACTTAGTGGCTGTTCTGTTGGTTGTTTCGTTCTTTTAATACCAAATTCTTCTCCGCCTTCTACTGGAATTTGGCCAAACACAGAATCAACCTCAATCTCTTTTCCGTCTTTCAAAACAAGTCTTTCGTCTGTACTTTCTTTAACCTTTAACCATTCTCCTTCAACCTTTACTTTATCTCCTTTGGCTAGGTTAAGATTGCCGGTTGTAAGCGTGACCGGAATTGTGTGTTTGTTTTCCTCATACAATCTTCCTTGTTCTTTCAAATTATCTTCGTATAGTTGGTTGTAAAATTCTCCAGATTGTTCTGGCGCAACAAGCCTCTTTCCGTGTTCTCCTTGTTTTATTGCGGTTGTGTCTTGTCTTATTGCTTCGATAAAATCTGATGTTGTTTCATATGGGCCATAATCATTTTCGTTTGCCATCATTCTCATTCTGTCTAAACTAGACCCTGTTTTTTTGTTCTTTAGATTCATTCCTCCTTCTTTAATATCTCCAAACCTTTTTATTTCAGAATTAAAATATGGGTCCCAAAGTCCGCCAGAGTCTCTAATAAAATTCACAAGCGAATAAGCCTTTTGTGGCTTTTGTGGCTTTTGTGGTTTTACTTTCTTTTTTAACAACGGCTCTTTCTGTAATGGCTGTGTAATTGGTAAGATAGGACTTGGCTCTGGTCGCACTATCGGCGGCTTCGCCCTTCTTGTCTTTGGCATTTTGAACATTGGGGGTTCTTGTGGCCCTTGCTGTTTGGTAATTCCAAATTTGCCATCACCTGCCACCGGTTCACTGACAGGGATTTCTGCAATCTTTTCTTGTGGAAGTTTAAACCCTGTTGGCTCTATTGTCGGAGCCTGAGACGTTCCTTGTGGCAATGTTTCATAGTATTTTTCAGTAGGTGTTTCGTAGAATGGTTCTCCAATCTTTTTCCCACTGCCCATTCTTTGTTCTATCTTTGCCTTTGCTTTTCCACCACCTGCAAGAAGCCCAGCAACAAGGGTTCCTCTCCCAATCTTTTCTCCACCTTCTTTTTCTTTCCCTTGGCTAACATCAATTATTCCCTCTGTGATGTTTTTTGTGGCGGAACTAGCCATCATTGGGCCAAAGAAATATGGAGCTAGTTGCCCAAGCATTACCGTCTGGGTTGCCAATCCTTCCAAGGCTTTGGGTGTTGTAAATTCATCAATTTCTTGTCCAAAACCTTTTAACATTCCTGACGCCAATCTCTTTCGTGGAGTATCCTCGTTCTTTATTAGTTTATCAGAAATAAGTTTTGTAAAACCTTCGGCACCACCAGGGTGAACATCTTTGTATGGAACCCCCTTTTCAGGATATAATTTATTTAACAAAGAAGTGTTTGCTTTTTTTTCTTCTTCCGCCGACAGCTTTTTTGGGATTGGTGGTGTGGCCGATCCAGAAGGTGATGCCCTCACAAGCCCAAATGGTTGAGGCACCATTCTTTTCTGCATTTCTTTTATTTCTTCATACTGGTCTGATTCGTTTTTTTCTTCTGGTTTTTTAAACCATTCTTTTGACTTTGTGATTGCTTTGCCTATGATTGATGGTTGTTTCTGTTCTACCTCTTTATTAACACCAAGTCTCTTTTCAAGCTCAGGGTTCGATCCATATTGATACATCTGACCTTGTTCATTTTTCTTTTCAATCTCAATTGTTTTTCTTTTCTCTTTATCAGACTTAACACCAAGTCTCTTTTCAAGCTCAGGGTTCGATCCATATTGATAATAATCGTTATTTGTATCGTTTTGAGATGCCACAATAAACTAGCTCTTGGATTGTTTAAAAGTTTTCTTCACTGTAAACAGAATATTCATTTACTTCTTTGTTTGTAACCGGCTCTTTGTTTCTCAATTTTCTTCCGACTTCTCCCATCCTTTTTTTGTAATCTAGGCTTGTTTCACTTTTAGATTTGTTGCCTGTTGACGGTTTAAAAACTTGTTTTACAGTATCGCTTGCAGGATCATACATCGCCTTTCCTGCCGCCTTAGAAGAAATAAACAAGGATCGTTCTTCAGGTTTTAGTGTAAGAAGTTTGTTGTAGTCTTTTATGTCTGCGGTTGACTCTGGGAACAGTTCAGACTCAATCTGTTTTTGTTTGATGTCTCCAATATATTTTCCACCGGCACCAAGCCCCAAAAGAGCCGCTCCGATAGCTTTACGTCCTAAGCCCATGTTGCCCCCCTTTTCTGCGATGTCGCTTGAGGTTGTTTGTATTTCCCTTGGCTTGCTATTGCTTGTTTTGATGCGTTAGCAAAGCCTTGTTCTGCGTTAGCAAAGCCTTGTTCTGCTTGTCCTTGCGTTGTCGCTTGTTTTTGCTGTGACGGCATTGAGTATTTATTTGTTTGCTGTGTTGTCGTCTGTCCTGGCATCGAGTATTTTATCTGTGTCTGAGGTTTTGTTGCTGTTGTTGCGTAGCTCTGAGGATTATAAGCAGGCTGAATTGGTTGTGATTTCAAAACGTCTTTTTGAATGTCCTCTGGAAGATTTGTCATGTACGTTCCAGCTTGTGATGTTAATCCAGTCTGAGCCTGTTGCCCTTGCAAAAGAGCGTTTGCAAGATCGTACTTTGAAGCCTGATTAGATTCCCATTCTTGAGCCTGCAAAGAAGTTAGGTCTTGCGCCTGCCCATATTTGGATTGGTATTCTTTTTCTGCTTCTGCGGCCTGTTGTTCTTGCAACCAAGTTTCCATGCCTGTTCCATACTGTTTCTTGGCAACATCTTGCTCGTATCCATATCTTCCTTCTCCGCCTTGTAGTTCGGCCACTTGTCTAGCATAGTCAGCCGCCGCCTGTCGTTCTGATGCAGTCATTTGTTGTCCGGTCTGTTCAATTCCCGCCTGTGATGTTGATCGTTGCAAACCAAGTTCTTGAGCTTTCTTTTCAAGATCAAGTTGTTGCTGTGCTTGTTCAAACTGAATGTCTCGTCCTGCCTCTGTTTTGGCTTTTGCTTCTTCAACCCCAAGGCTTGAAAGCAATGCCGCCGCCTGCTCTGGCCTAGCCATGTTTCGCCTTGTTTCTTCGTCCACTTGAGACTTTAGGCTTTTGTATTTGCCACCAATGGCCTCGTTTGACTTTGCCATTTGTCCGCCGTAAATGCCTTCGGCGATTGGTGACACGTCTTTCAATGCGTCTATTTGAGGAGTGGTAAAATCAGTTCTCTCCATCGCAAGTTTATCGTAGCCACCAAACTTCTGATAATCGGGAAGCTCATAGTCTTGTGGAATATTCCAATTATAACCCTTATACGTTCCTGCTTCTTCAATCTTTTTGCCAAGACCTGTGAGCTGATCGGCTTCGCCAGGGAGTGATCCATAATACTTATCAAGCCCTGCCTGTGAGCTTTGGTACAATCCTTGCATGTCTGGTGACCAAGTAGGGTTTTCAGGATTTGAGACTTCTTGACCCGTTGCCGCATTATACCACTTGCCACTTGCCGGATCGTATTGAAGGCCACCGGCCCCCATTGCTGGAGGCTGTCCATATTTGCCAAAAGTGTTTGTTGGTGCTACCATAAAAAAACTCCTTTACGCTGTCGGATTTTGTTTTAACATTGCCAATACAGCGTTCTGGTCATATCTGTTTCGTGGTTGTTGTGATCCAACCATTTGTTCTGCCGGAGAAGGCCCTTGTGGTGATTGCCCAAGAGTTTGTCTCTGCAAAGGATTCATTGTCGGTATTGTTGATTTAAGTGTGCCAACGGGAACGTTTTGAGCAAGTGTCTTTCCTTGTGCTGGTTTTGGTGCTTTTGCCATATTATCCTCGCCCTCTTAAAAGTTGTGACGCAATTGACGACCTAGGGGTGTCTGACCCAAGATTCATTCTTCCTGCAAACTGCCCCGCTCCCTTGGCTGTTGAACCAACATTGCCAACCCCTGGATTAGAATAGGCGGCTTTCTGTTGGCGTTGCTGTTCTTCTGGAGTTAATAAAGCCGCTCCTAAAGCTGTTGCCGCACCACTTAGGGCAGATATAATCGCCGTAGTTACAATTCCTGGTACTGCTTGAACCGCCATATCAACCTCTTTTCTTCTTGAAGAAGGCATCAATCATTTTTGACGCTTCATCTTTAAACACTGAATATCTTACAACATTCACACGCCTACCCTGAAAAATTGCCTCGTTGTAAAGACATGCCTCTGGTTTAATGTCTGCTGATAAAATTTCATCAACCCGCTGGTTTGTTCCAATCGTTTCAAACACAAGTTTTTCAATCCCCAGTTCGTTTATCAAGTAATCACAAACAATAAAAATAGCATTTTTGCAATGGCCCTGCCCCCTGTATTCCTTTTCGATCATAATTCCAACACTGGCTACTTTTGCCTTCCATTTTAGATCATGTACCATGACCATCCCAATAGGGATTTTTGTATCAAATCTGTCATCGTGAATCGTAAACGCCATGCCATTTGACATTTTGACAAAACTTGCAAAATCGTCATTAGACATCATTCCAAATTCATAAAAAAATGTTGCATTTTCAGTGTCGTAATACCATTCTTTTGCCTGTTCAATATAACAAGGTTCAAATAATCTGAGATACGTATATCCTGCTTTTTTAAGCATTAGGCATTTCCCTTAGGCTTGTTTCCTTCGGTTACAATCTTTGAAAAACTTCTGTCAAATTCGAGCTTCATTATATTTGAAGTTGGCAATAAAATCCACAAATCATCTTTTGTTGCAATCTCAAAAAAACCAGACTCGTTGACAAACCTATGATGAGCGGTATCAAACGACTCTTTTTTTCCTGTGACATAAGTCACTGTTATAACGTAGCTATCAGGAATGTCGCCTTCTTTTGGTATCATGGCTTTTATCATTAAAGAACCCTCATTATGTAGCGAACTCTGATTGATCTTGGCTGAATTGATTGAGTGGCAGACAGGGCCGAAGTGCTTGCTGTTGCGTCTGTGCCTGTCTGGTCTGTTGAAGGCACACCTGTGGCGTCAGTTCCGCTTGGACCTGTGGCCCCTGTCCCTGCCGCCGCGCTGGTGGTGCTTGGCGGATTAACAGCATGGGTGTGAGCGTTCTCAGTTCCGGTGTTTCCAGTTCCTCCGGCCCCTGTTGTTCCTGAAACACTTCCTGTGTGTGTGTGGTCACCGTCTGCCGCATCGGTGTAACGACCTGGCGAACTTGATTCGATCCAGCCACCAGAAGCACCAGCATCAGATGAGTGAATATGGTTTCCAGAGCTAGAAATTGAGAACGAATCTGAAAAAGAATGTGTATGGCTAGGGCCTGAGTGATCGTGCGCTGTTCCTGCCCCTGAAGTAAAAGAAGCAATGTCTGTCGTATGGGTGTGGCTTGGCCCAGTATGAGAGTGACTCGGCCCAGCGTGCGTATGAGCAGAAAGAGTGTGGTTATGCGAAATTGTGTGGGTGTGGGTCAAATTAACTTGATGGGTTGTATTCCCAACCGCTGGTGTTGCCCATGGCTCTGTTCCGATGTCGCCGCCACCTTCTGTCCCTGCCGCCGAAAAGCCTACCAAATAGCGTCCTGACAAGTCTGGCTTTGTCTGCCCAACAATCGGGCTGGTTGCCGAAACAACAGCCGCCCCATTACAATATTCCCAGTTTGCCGCTGTAAAGGTGCATAGGCCACCAAGATCATAAAACGGGATTATAGAGCCTACAGGCACCATTCCTGCCCCGATCTCTTGCAATGCTGTCTCTGTATTGGTTCCTGTAAAAAATGATCCTGCGTCGGCAACAGGAAGGTCTACAGCACTAATTTGATTCGATCCAGTCCCCCAATTAATGTCACTGTCATAAATAGATGCTGACTTAATATTGTCGGATTCAACGTTTCCTGCGGCCCAACTATACAGTGCATCATAATCAGCATTGACCTCAATGGCATCTGCCGACGTTCCATTTGAAAAAGTAAATGGTTTTATAGGTATAGACATTATTTGTTCCTGTCTTGCAAAACCTGAAAGACAGCCCCGTGGCCATCCCAATAAATAGGTTGTGCCGCTTTCTGTGATCTGTAACGTATCGAATAAAAATGGTATTTACCAGAGAATCTAAGCCGTCTAAGGTTTGACGTGGACGATCCCCAAAGAGCTACGCCCCAAAGCATTGATCCCCACAAAGAAGAAGAAGCCGAAAGAGAGACGGTTTGGGCATGGTCAAATCCAGAAGCAAAATCCCTTCTCCATGACACGTCAATCGTATAGTCACCAATTTGACGAATATAAGGAACAACCCACCTCATGCGCTTCCACCTGTTTTCAAGTTTTTCCGCGTTCCAAAACTCATCTGCCCAATGATCTATTGCCGCAATCGCATATTCAGCCCCAACAGAAGGTGAACCAGCCCAAGAAGATGTCGTAGTAATAGTGTTTGCAGTGTTTGACGCAATGCGTCGTCTTTGATGTCCTGCCGATCCTGTCAGCAGTTCAATGACACAACCGATCAAAGCGTTTACTGTCCATGCTGGGGTTGAAACGCCTCTTGTGGAATCTGTAAGAACTGCACCTGTAATGTTCGTTGCGTTTCCATTTAGATCATCAGGGCCACCAGAAGCACCGTCAGAGTAACCATCATCCCATTGCCACACAATTCCATAACCATCACCAAAAATAATGCGCTTTTCTTTTGTTGTTTGGTTCTCAATTGATGTTATTGAATAAACATCAGTTCCAACGTAATGAATCATCCACTGGCCTGTCGTTACGTCATAAGACAAAACCTTTGTTGATACATCTGACGTGTTCGGGAAAAACGCATACACAAGCGTCTGTGATTGTTTTGTATATCCAACCATCCTGATATAATCGGACGAACTCCAAGTTATTTCAGATTCTTCTGTGGCAACATCATTTCCAATATAGGTATCCCTCAAATCATTTGAACTATAATCAGTTGGATTAAGGGCATAAAACCCATCTTGAGCCAGACGATAAACATTCCCATCAATGTCTGCACATGACGTGTATTTATTTGCTGTTCCCCTGCCATTAAGCCTTCTCGGTGTGTTTGTATTTGGATCACCTTCCAAAACATAAACACTGTTCTTTTTATGAATCAATAAAGTTGACCCATTTTTCTCTACTCGTAAAATTCTTTCTCCGTCTTTTTTGCCTATCGGGAAATAATTTGCAGAAGGAAAAGCGTGTGTTCTTCCTGCAACAGAATAAATAAGCATGGTAGCATCTGTCTCAGAAACCATAAAAACCCTGTCCCACATTTCAACTATGATTCTTGAGTTTGGAGGTGTGGTATTTCCTGTATCTAGCTGACCATTGTCGTAAACAATCTCTATGTCTCCAGTTAAAAGCCCCGTGTCTGCATATGTGTTTCCAACATAAGTCGCATAAACAAGTTCGGCAACACGAGTATAAACTGTTTCTTGCAATATTCCAGCATTGTTCTCAATCCATTTTCTATAAACACGATAGTGGGTCGCAAATTCTCCTGTGGCATAAACAGGAAAAGGGCCAAGAACAATCTGATTTGTGTTTATTGGGCCTGCATCGGCAGACAAGGCGGTTGCGTATGAGAACGGGTTGCTTTCTGCCGTTCTATTCTGGTCATAAAACGTAACCAAATAAGAATAATGTCCGTCAAGCGTAGATGCCGGATTCGCCGCAACTGTCAATGCAACGTGTGCAGTTGGAGGAGAAACACCAATCTCGTAATAGTTCGTCCCGTTGTAATCAAACAAATCAGCACCATTTACACCAAGACACCTGTCATTATAATTAATAAATTGCCAATCAGTATCAAGCGCACATGATCCTTTGACAGAAGTAACAGCCGCACCATTCCATTGATAAATTGTGTCATGGGCATAAGCCATTATTAGCTGTGTTCCAGACATTCTTTTATATTCGTGAAGCTGTCTTGTTTCTTGATTGATTGGAAGTGAAAATAACTTTGAATAACCTGGGCGCATGTACTTGCCGCCACGATTATCAAGATACATGTTTTGAGAATCAATCAGCGAGCCGATTGGCATATTAGTCAGAGCAACGCCCTGCTTAACGCCAAGAACACCGTTAAAGATCGGCTCGAAGTTTCTTTGTTTCATTTTTTAATGAAAACATCATCAATTATATTAATCAATGTGGCTATAAGTCCAACACCACCTAGCGTTCCAAATAAGTAATAAACCTTCTTATTAATGGTCTGAATCTTGTCCTCAAACTCGTCCTTAAGCGTTCTGTGTTCATCGTCATTGGCAGACCTGAACTCGTCGAACCTGTTCCACATGGCCTTAATTCCAGACTTAATTTCAACATTGTCCTCTCTGATGTATTTAAGATCTGTCTTTATGACTCCAATGTTTTCTGCAAGATTAAGTTCGTCCATTAAAACCACCTTTTAACCCATGCGGGTCGATAGTCTCTAATGTTGTTCTCGATTGTTTTCTCAACCTTCTCGTAATTATCCTGCTTCTTTTCATCTTCAGTTTCAACCGATAAATCGTACCAAAACTCAGCTTCAGACTGTGTGAGAGGCATGAAATCTAATCTGTTCATATTACCCACCAAGCACCGTTACGAGCGACTACTGTTCGTGATCCGTAGTTAGTCGCAATCACCGAAGAAGCCGCACCGTCAAACAACTCACCACTAGCCCCAACAATCGTGATATTGTTTCCTGCGGCACCACCGCTTTCATCTTTAACAGTATATTTTTTCCCCTTCATACACGCCGCCGTTGGCAATGTCACTGTTCTTGGGGCCGCTGTATTCGTGATGTGAATCAGATCATTATTTAGATCGGCCAAATAATCTGTTGCCGAATAAGCTATTTCGTAAAACGAATGAAATGGTTTATCTGCTACCGCGATAAAAGCATTCCTATTTGGTGCCGCATATCCTTCAATCATACCATCCACAGTACATGTATTCGTGCCCAGAGCCGTAGTCACAGAGCCAGCAAGAAACTTGTAACTTGAAAGTCCCAGTTGATTCACTAACCAATTACCAGAAATGTTCCCCCTGATATAAGCAATGTTCACATCAGAGGCCGCAAAGTTGTTGTAGGTATCATCAATAAATCCCGCCGCACAATCCTTTAATTCAAGCGTTGGATCGACCGTTGCAAAATTATCCTCATAGCCCTGAATAATAGCACCACGAAGTGTAATCCCAGAACTACTAAGATTCTGAAAAACAACCTCACCCTCTAATTCAAGTATGCTATGTTCAGTAAGGTAAACTTGTTGTGTTGTCTTAAAATCAAGAACAGAACCTTTCCCAACATATATGGAAGAATGTGGATTTGAACTAATCCCTCTTGGATTTGATCCGCCTAATTGTTTGAATGTAGATGTGTTGAAACGAACAACGCCATTGTGTCCAATAGCAATCTGGTCGAACTCAACCATGCAACGTGTATACTGAACAATAGATGATTGTGTTGCCAGCTTACCAGCACCAGTTACTTTAAGATCAGTTAAAGTAATCTTGCTGAACTGCGTTCCAATCGTGGTTGACATCGTTAAAATACTTGGCTGTGTTAAAAACACAAACGTATCTGTCGCCACAGGTAATAAAGTTCCCCATTCGGTTGTGTCAACCGTCACAACCAATTCAGTGGCAGAGTTGCTTTTAACACAAGAATAATGACCTGCCAAAGCACCAGTTTTCCATTTAATAATTTTTCTTTTATGTTCGCTAGGAGTCCATGCAACACCAACACAACTAAACTTTAATCCCAAAGCCCTTGTGTTTGATACAATCGTATCAACAACCTGAGATGCACTTTCGGTTGGAGTATCTCCATCAAAGAAAATATTGCTCTGCCCATAAGCATTGTTAAAATGATTTGAAAGCGTATGCGTACCAGCCATGAAATGGACTCTGTGTGCATACTGTGGGCGAGAAGAAATTCTTAACCATGCGCCATACGCTGTTCGCAGTGGAGACGAATTTGTTCCTTCGTTTCCATCATCACCAGTGGTCGAAACCCACCACGTCTGGGCTGATGTATATAGTTCGTCCTCAATATATCTGGAATCATAGTTTGGTGCTGAATTAAAAGGCATCGTTTAACTCCTTAAATTGGAATGTACTCAATATAAAAAGTACAGTCTACATTTCCAATTGTTTTTGTTGGCCCAGTGCTTGAATTGCAAACACAAATTCCTGCTGTGTATCTAACATCATATGATTGAACGGTTGGTTTCAAAGAAAAATTATCAGAAGCATTAACTTTCCACCACTCAACAGGGACAGACCCATTGGCAGGCAAAGTTATGCTATTATGAACTTGAATTAGCTGTGTTGAGATTCTCGTTGAATATCCTCTAATCTCAATTAGAATTGCAGGAAAAGGCACAATCAAATAATTGCCATAAGCAACCTGTCTTAAAATTTTTCCCTCAGAAAATCTTGCTATTGATCCACCATCATAATTTACAGCAACTTCTCCAGCAATGTTTGGATTTTGTTTTGAACTTATTTTCATAGACTACCTTCCTTTTCTTCTTCGTTTGTTCCGTCATCAACATCTTCAATATCTTCGAGAAAATCAATATCACTTGTTTTCTTTTCGTATTCCTTAACTTTCTCAGATGGTATTACATGCAAGTTCCATCGTGATAAAAACATATTTGCCAAATAATCAGGCCATTCTTTTTCTTCTCCGGCATCCATAACATAATGCCAACAACCCTGATCTATTGTAACCTTCATGTCTGAAATATTTTTTAGTTTCATATTAATCCCAGTTTGTTTGTTTCACTCTCATGGCACCATGCTTATTTCTAGATTCAATAGCTATTTTAAAATCGGCCATCAGAGATTCATAAAGGCTTCCAACAACACCAATATCATCTTCCGTCTTAATTCCTTTTGCCCTTATTGCACCACCAAGGGCAAACAACTCTTGTGAATCTTCAATGATTGGACTTACTATAGAATAAATGCTTGTTGCGTCTGGTGCTGTATCCCAGTTTGAATCAACGGTAGCAACTTTTGTTGAACCAACATACTGAGTAATCCATCTTTGTTGCCCCTCACCTGTCCCACTAATAATTTCGACAATCATTCCCTGATAGTAGTTGTTAATTGTTTTTATTGTTCCGATCGTGTTTGGATTTGAAACCATTCCAAGCGTTATTGTGTTTGTCCCTCCGGCTTGCGCTTGTGATCTATGAAGTTTTGGTGTTGATGGTTGATAAAAGATTCTGCAAAAATAGCCAGTGCCCAAAAAGGTTGTGTCTGTAAAAATTAATTGATTGCTAAAAACATGATAGCCCTCTGCTTTATAAAGCGCATCTGTCCCCGTTATTGATACAGAATAAGATTTTTCATTTAATGATTGTTTGCTTAGTTCGATCACCTCGGCATTGGCATCATCTACAACATAAAAAGGCGCAACACCTGTCACATAATTTGATTTAATCATCTCCAATCGTCGTAAAGCAATCATGTCTCGTGGAAAATAATATTTAACAACTGAACTTGTTGTTGAAAAAACAAATTCTCTGCCGAACCAATCGCCATCAGTCTGCCTTGTTATGTTGAAAAGATGGTCTTGTTCTGCATTTACAAACGAAAGAAGCTCTGTGTCTGAATAGTCTCCATTTCCTGCACTGTACTCAGAAAGCGTTTCGTCAATATAAGATCGTTGAAGGTCAATAATTTCAGAAACGTTCATTTGTTTTTAACCTCATCAACAAATTGTTTTCCTGACAACTTCTTTTCTGGATTCTGCCCATGTTTTTTCTCCAGATCAACCCAATATTTTTTTACACCAACAATTCCTGTGAACTTGTCTTTTCTAATTCCTTCCAACCATTTTTTTTTAAAATGATCTAACACTGTTGCTGTCGCCTCATTATGATCCAAAACCTTTTTGTGTGCATCATCCAACTTCACACTTTCATGAATTGCAAAACAATCTTTGCACAATCCAACACGCATTAAAGAATAAGCACCATCGAGTTTGAAATAAACATCATAGATGCCACTTACAACGTCTTGCATAATTCTTGGTTTTTCACACAAAGGACACAATAAGTTTTTATTTTTCACCATAGTCATAAAGCCTTTGCATTGGTTTTCTTAATCTTTCTGCTGTTTCAAGGCATATATCATCCGTTTTTCTGTCATCATTTCTTTCCTTTTCTGCCTCATTCTTTTCAATGTTTTCAAGAAAATCTTTGTTTTCTCCTGTAACATCACCTTGTCGTAAAGCACCAATCAGCCATTCGCCGAGCCGCTCAGAAGTTCCCCTTGCTGGATCGTCTCTTAACTCATAACACATCATCCACTTACCACTGTCTCGACTTCCAATATGTTTCACCAAATGCCATTTCATCGTAGGCAAGTAAAACTTTAAATCAACCAAATCGTCATATTCTCTCATTTTTTTTAAAAGCCACTGAGGTGGCGTTGCCTGAGAATACCTTTGTTTAAACGGAGTTCCTGCCCATTTAAATTTGCTTGTGTCCTGTACTATTTCTATTCTGCTCATAATCAGGGGGGGGCTTCCCGAATAAACGGGAAGCCCCTTTTCTTAGTTAGTGTCTATCAGGGTGTAATGCCTTTCAACACGCCATTATGACGACGACAATCGGTTGCAAATTCCATATCGCAAACCAATGTGGCTTCATACGTTTCCGTAGCTGAAGCACCAGTTTGACGAGCCAGAATAGCACCATCTTCCTGCATCCAGTCGAAATCAGCCATTCGGTAAATACCAAGAGAATCTGTAGACAAGAAGTAAAATCTTGTTGTCGTAGGTGTTCTCTGGCTGTGACGATCAACGGTTACAGGAACATTGTTGAAGTCAAGGTAATCAAAACCGCCTTTGAGTTTACCAACCTGGGGAGGTGTAAACATTTTCATTGCGGTAAGCAATCGAGCATAAGCCCGACGAGCATAAAAGTGACCAACAATCAGGTTCACTTTGCCACCTTTTTCTTCAATCGAGTCCTGAATCTCTTGCATGCGATCTTCGGTAAGAGCCGCAGGGGAAGTGTCGTCACCATAGACGTTACCAGCCCAGAAGCTTTCACCAGCAGACGCAGGATTGAGATTCTGCAAGGCACCAGTATTGCTTGTAATCAAACTCAAACCGTTCAGTTCGGAACCGCTTGCGACACCAGTGATCGAAATAGGATCAGCTGTTGTCCATGTGGCCGCCGCATGAACTGTAATTTGAGTCTCAGAATCAACCCTATCAATCAAAACGTTGGTGGAAGAACCGCCAGCACCATGATTGAAGTCGACATACATTCCTTCTTCAAGGTATTGAGTTGATGCCACCGGAACCGTAACAGACGTTGCGCCTGTTCCTGCAAGAGTTAATGTCCCTGTGGTGTCCATGAACATCTGTCGATTTACGTCAGAAGCCACGTCATCGGAACAACCCTTTGTTTCGGTTTGCACGATCCTCAAGAAAGCACCCTTGTCGCTCTTGGTAGCACGAATTGTCTTGCCTGAAATCGAAATACGGCCATACATATCTTTCGTAAGAAAGTATGTCTTTTTGTACTGTTGACTCCCTGCTGTCGGCAATACGCCTGTACCAGTAGTTCCACGAGCACCAATACCCCAGTTGCGCCCTTTTCTCAAAGGAAGCACAACCTGATCGCCAACCACTTCTTTTGAAGATTTTTTAAGGTTAGCGAGCAAAACAGTTTTGTTATTTAATTGTTCTCTGATTGGGCCTAAATAAAAATGTTTAAGCACATCAGCAATTTCTGCCATTGTGGTCATAAATTACCTACCTTTGTCCTAGTTGTCCGGCGGCATACGATTCCAACGCCGCATCTGTGGCCTCGTCAAAACTCTGAGGAGCCTTTTTCATTAGCGGTATTGAAATGCCTTTAGCCTGCCCTGACTTGGTTTTTTGTTTGGTTTCGCTCAAAGTCTTTTGGTACTCAGATAAGGTCTTGTCTTTTTCGACCTTTAACTGTTGGGCAATTTGTTCAACTGTCCTTCCAGTTTGATCGGCTACGATTTCAACCAGTATCTCTTTGCGAGTAACACCAGAAAACTTTTTCATTGCAGAGCCAATTTCTGCATCCAATTCAACTTTTGCTTTTTCTTCAACCTGTCTCTTTGTAAAGGCTTCTCTGTCTCTGTTGTAGTTAGAAACAAATTCTTTAAGTGGCTTCAGTTCTTTCCCAAACTCGTCAAATTTCTTTGCGTAAGGATCGGCCCGCCAGTCTTTTTTGACCTCAAAGCCACCCTCCTCATAGTTTGTCAAAAACTGATTCCACGCCTCTGCATCGACACCGTTTGCTTCCAAAGCATTGTTAAGCAATTCATGAGGATGAAACGCATTTAGAATATGCACATCATCAAGAAACTGTCTTAACTCTTGTGGATTGTTTGCAATTCGCTCTCTTGCGGCGAGAACCCCCATTGCTTCTTCTCTGATTGCCTTAACCTCTTGAGTCTTTCGAGTATAATCTGCTTGTCGCAAATAACCCGACTTGATCTCATTAAACAGCTCTGGGGTTAGTTTGTTACCGGAACGAAGTTTTAAATTCTGTCCGATTTCAAATTCCTCTGTTTGAACTGCTTGTGTGGTTTTGGCTTGTTCAGGAGTCTGCTTTACCGAGTCTTGGCTGACTTCTGATTTAACATCCTGTTCTGGCTGTTCGCTTGTCTGTGTCTCAGAATCACTTGCCGCTTTGTTCAACAAATTATCTGTAACCTGTTCAAACGAGTCCATCACTTGTGGTGTTACATCAGCTTGGTCTTGAGTCGGTTGTGTGTTTGTTATTTCTTCCATTTTATTTTGCCAATCTCAATGTTCTTCATCCTGCTGGCACCATTGGAACCGGCCCCTGCATTGGAGCTGGCATCGCTGGTTGTTCAGGTATCGGAGATGGAGGCATGGCCCCTTGTCCGGTCTGTGCAGGAGGAGCTTCTTGAGGTGTTGGCCCCTTTAAAAAAACTTCATGTTGTTCACAATGATTGTCTATTCCACGTCTTTGTAGTTGTGTAAACGAATGATAACGTGGGGACTTTCTAAATCTGTTGTGTTCATTCAAGTGAACAATGTGATCGTCAAAAACAAACGCCTCTTGTGTCCAAATAGAAACACCTGTTTTTTCGTCTTGTTTTTGAATTAAAACATCAGGCGTCCATAAACAAAAATTCTCGTTTTCAGTTCTGGCATTTAATGAGTCTTGATTATAGGCTGAAAAAATCTCATTTATATTTCCAAACTCCATAATCTTCAAAACTCTTTTTCTTGTTTCTGGGTCTGCTTGATCTCCAAACAATCCTTCTCCAAACATTTCCATCGCATTTTCTTGCATTACTCTCTTGTGTGACGCAATTATATTTTCTGTTTGGACACGCACATCTTTGTTCATTGATATTGATTCTGCTTTGCTGATCTTAAAAGTTTCAATGTCATTCAGGTTTTCACCTATTAACCTGTAAGTTCTATCCTCGTTCTGATGCTGTTCGTACAATCTTAAAATTAACACACCAAGTCTTTCGAGTTGTCTAAAATATTTTATTTTCGTCGGAGCCATTTGCGTGTCATCTTTTTCCTGTAAAGCAATAATGGCCCTTCCAGACTTTACACCAGACGGAGCCTCTCCCCTTGTCACTTCGTGTTGACCAGAAACATCTTCAAAAGCTTTATCATAAAAATTTAGTAATGCTGTCATGTGACCTGGCAATGAAGCTGGTTGCATTTGAGTCGGCTGAAACCCTGAATTAAATTCTATGCACTCAGTTCCACTATCATCATAAGCATCTGGATCAAGATTTGCACCACGAGGAACAAGCAGTTTTGTGTTTCCGTGATTGTTTGCATTTTCTGCAATCTGTGATATTGTTCTGTTGTAACCTTTTTGTATTGGGATCAGGTCATCGTTTGTGCCATTTCCCCAAAAAGCCCCAGAAACAAACGTGTCATCAGTTTTTATAATTGGAAAAGTCACACCATCATTAAACGGCATGGTTGTGCTTTCTAAAACAATTGATCCACAAATAATCAAAAATTTTCCTTCTGGAAAATCAGGACATTTCTTTTCGTAAAAATAAATTATTGTCGCCATTTCCTCATCTGTCATCGCCTCTGTTGCATATGCTTCAGAAACACCCCCAACCATTGACATCAACCTTCTTTGAAAATATGCTCGTTGACTTGTGTCTTTTTCCGCAACAACATCTTTTCCTGTTATCGGCCACATCATTTTAATGTCTTTGACCCTCATGCACTTGCGAATAATAATCCATCCTGAATCTTCTACCGTCGGACTTGTCTGATCGTTCACAATGTCAAAAGGCGGGACAACATCAATCGCAACATCCCCGATTGATTCTTCAACAATTCTTCTCTGTCCAGTTTCATCAAGAACAAATCCATCTGAATCAACCCTGTCAATCTCTGGATTAATTTCTTTTCCTTCAAATCTTTTATAGATTGGAACTTTAGGGCCTTTTGTTGGATCCCAATAAACATGAAAAAAACTCGATCCACAATCAATCATCCATGAACATTCATCGGTAATCTTCTCAACCATTCTTTCGTCTTGCCATTTATAGGCTAAAATTTTTGTTCCTTTTCTTGCAAGTTCTTTATCTTCTTCCTGATCGCTTGCGGGCATCACTTCCATCTTTGGCATGTCAGTTACCATTTTTGCCAATCTTGTTTGATGAATAGCCTTCATGCGATTAATTGTAATACGAACCCTGCCCTTAACTTCAGGTGGATTTAAAACAACCTTGTTTGATTGTCCGCTTGTTATCTGAACATTCTGCAAGCCTCGACGCATTGCTATGTTTTGAAACCACTGGCTATGAAAAGCCTGTAAAACCGGATCTGCTGATTTGATTTTTTTTTGAATGTCAGCAATCAAACCTTCTTCGTTTATATTTGCTGATTGGTTTGACGTAATAATATTTAACATTTACTTTCCCTTTTTCTTTGGGGCACCCATTCCAATTATTATCGCCATATGATGTTTCTTGTCGGCTTCATCAAAATCTTTTATTTTGTTCACTTTGTCATCTTCATCCATTTTATCAACCATGGATTTTTTGTTCACCTCGCCAATCTTTTCTTCTGTTGATAATTCTTCAACATCTTCTGATTGTTCGCTTTCGTGTTCTTTTGTATCTTCTAAAATTTTCTTTTGTGTTTCTTCATCGAGTGTTTTGAAAGTTTCTTCTGAGACGTAATACATAAAAATCCTTTCAGAGAAAAGTTGATTGCCCCCGAAGGCGAATGCCAACAGGGGCAATCTTCATGGAGGATGTGTCACTACGAACCAATTACTTCAAATTCACAAGCTGTAAGTCCTGCGGCCTGCAAGTTTGTTGTGTTTGGAACTTCAGACGCAACCGTTGCGGCAACAACAGCAACCGCGCCACCAATTGTATGACCATGATTACCAAGTGCCGAACCTGAGAATGCAGGGGCCGAGTTAGACCCAGCAGGAGTATAGGCCGCACCAGTAACAGTATGAACATGTGTGCCCAACGCTGAACCTGAGAATGTATGTGCATGGCCACCCAAGGCCGCACCACTGAACGTGTGACCATGACCGGCAAGGGCCGCTCCGCTAAACGCAGGAGCCGCAACGGAACCAGCGGGAGTGTAAGCCGCGCCGGTTACTATGTGACCATGTGTGCCAAGTGCCGCACCACTAAACGTGTGGGCATGGCCACCAAGGGCCGCTCCGCTAAACGCATGTGCATGGCCACCTAAGGCCGCACCGCTGAACGTATGTACATGGCCACCAAGAGCCGCTCCACTGAATGTCTGAGCTTTTGCATTTCCTGCTTTTGTGCCTTTCATCGCAGACAGACACACCGCCTCGAAATTCCCTGCGTTTATTGTTCCACCAGCCGCACCAGTATCAACAAACACCAGCTTAGCATTGTCAGCACCATCATCGTCAACAAACAGGGCTTTCATTCCTGCTGTTGGAGCATCTTTAATCAAAAGTGTAAGAGAGCCTGTGTCAAGTTTCAAAGAAACCATCTTGTCACCAGGATTTAAAGCCGCACTAAAGTCACCTTTCAATTTATCACCATCAGCTTCATCAACAAAAATCTGAACGCCATCAGGAACAGCATTATATTTAACCCAGCCTGTGGCGCGTTGATCTGCTCTGTAAATGCCACCATCAGCGGCACTTGTGAATGATGTGCTTGCAACACCATTTAAAACCGAATTGAGCTGTGCCAGGTTAGAACCGTTAACATGAATGGCATACAATTTTGTGGCCAACATTCCAACACCTTCGGGATCGGCATTGTGGGTTAGCGCAAATGACGGAATGATATAACCATTCATGTCGTATGCAATATTGATCGGCATAACATCAGAATCGGCATTCGTACCAGCGGGTGTCCCACCACTGATTGAATCTAGGGTTCCTGCCGGTGTGCCACCTGAAACACTGTCCAACGTCCCAGCAGGTGTACCACCTGAAATACTATCCAACGTTCCTGCGGGAGTTCCAGCACTATCTGTGCTTAAACTTGGGGTGATTGTATCGGGAGTTCCAGTAAACGCCGGAGCAGAATTTGTTCCAGCCGGTGTGCCACCGCTAACAGAATCAAGCGTCCCAGCGGGTGTGCCACCTGAAATACTGTCAAGATTCCCAGCAGGTGTGCCAGCACTGTCGGCACTTAAACTCGGAGTAATTGTATCAGGGGAACCTGTAAACGTTGGTGCCGCAACAGAACCAGCAGGAGTTCCTGCGCTTTCTCCGCTATTAGCCAATGTCCCAACAGCATGGTCATGGGATGACAAACCACCACTATAAACTTTTAACTTTTTTGTAGAGGGTACATACTCAAAATCATAGCCCAATTCACTTCCCTTAATTTCAAACGACTCAACAAATTTCAACCCAAACTTGGCTGAATCTATTAATTCGCCGCCCGTAGGATAGGATGAATCAAACGCCAAAAGACCACGCACCACACGTTTGCCGCCGCCAATTGGTGTTGGGGGCTGTAAGCTTGAATATGTAATTGCCATAATAAACCTCTAGTATGTATCGCCTAAAACAGGATCAGTGACAGACCTCTTTGCCGGCTTGGCCTTATCACTAACCCGCTGGCCGTTGTTATAAATCGCAAACTCAGAAAAACTATTTGACATCAGCTTGCTCGTCATCTCGCTGATTTGTTTGACATGGTCTCGACGCTCGAAAATTTGGGAAATACTTAAAACAACAATAACTAAAAATAAAATTCCTATTGTAATTATTTCCATGCCAAGAAGCATGCCACAAACAAAAAAATAAATAAAACACTTTTTTGCCAACACAAAATTTTCGCCCCAGAGTAGAGTAGAGTAGAGTAGAGTAGAGTAGAGGAGAATGCAAGCCGCTATCTTTTGTCTATCAAAATGCTATCAAAATTTAGATCCCAAAACAGGATCAACACCAACCCTGTTCTTTGACTGTTTTGCCAACCTAACCCTTCTTTTCTTCATGAACTTCTTTATTCTTTCTTCATAAGTCGTTGGAATGACATCTGCTTCTGGATCACTTGCACTTGCCGCTGGTCTGCTCATTAAAAAATAACGCACTGCGTCATAGCAATCATCTCCACTAAACGGATCGCTATCGGTTGCGTCAATCTTCAAAACATCTTCCGGTCTGTCTTTGTTGTGTACTAATCTTGGAATGCACTCAATCGTTCTTCTGCATCGAGGGTGTATCATCATTCTCGGACGCCCGTTTCTTACTGCCAAAAACGCCCTTACCTGCCCTGCTCCCTGAACCCTATCCGTGTTTGCCTCAACAAAATAAATCGGCCTTGGCTTTATCGTCGCATACTGTTCTGCTATGCAAGGGCCACCATCTTTTAGCCTCGTCCAAGCATCCCTTCCGCTTATCACAACCTCAACCCTTTCCATTTCTGGCCATTGCCAAACCCTCTCTGCCTGTCGGTCAATATCCAAACCCCTCTCCACAATCTCCCTAATCAAATAAACCCCTCCCTGCTCATCGGCACACCACAACAACCAAACACACGGATGCCAATGCCCAGGATCGTGCGAAACGTACACTGGCCAATAAGGTCTTGGCTCCCAATCATGGGGCAATATGTGCGTGTCCAAATCAAACTCGTTGAAAAACTGCCCAGCAAATACTGTCCAGTCCCCATGCAAATACGCTCGCCTCAATACCTCGTTCGGCTCCGCCTCCAACCTCCGCAAATACCCAGGATCCGCACTCATGATCGGAGCACAATCATAAATTAAACTCTTGACAAAATGATAATCTTCACCCCTCTCAGACTTCCGATAATTCCGATCTACAAACAACCTTTTCAACCACGAATGTCCGATTCCACCAGGATTTCCTGTCAGCAACGCCACTGGCTTTATATCCACCTTGCTCGACCGACACGACCCGTACAACGTCCACCACATCCCCTCTGGCCACTGCCCCGCCTCGTCTATCCCCAATATGTGAAACTCTCTCCCCTGATACCTCAATACATCGTCCTCACTGTCACAATAACAAAACTCTATCGTACTCCCATTCGGAAACGTCAGCAAATGCTCACTCTTGTTGTAATTCCTCGCCAACCATGGATGCTCCGCCAACAACGTCCGCACATGATTGCTCATCAACTCTGGATGACTTCGCCTAAATAACCCTATCCTCACTCCCGACTGCTCCAACGCCCTCACCATACAAATCGTCCGCATCCCATGGCTCTTCCCTCCTCCCCTCGCTCCACCAAAAAATACCACCGCATACCGATAACTCGCATCCAAAAAATCTATCTGCCTAGGTGTTAAATTTATCGAAATGTTCATCTTTCCAACTTCTCCACCACTGTCCCTACCCCACCATCTCCCTCACTCGTGTCCGCCTCCAACCTCTTGATCGTTACCGTTATCCCTGCTCCACTCCCACCGTCCAATAAACTCGTGCTCCCCCACCGCCCAGGTCGCAAACACCCAGCATACCACTTCCGCACATCACACATCAACCGCCCCTTCGCCACTCCTGCCGTACTCTCCTCACACCCGTCCGCTATCCCCAATACCTCCTCCGCTAAATAATCCGCCACTGCTCTTTCCACAATGAAAACCATGCAGAATGGTGGGAGAACTTCATTGAGCGATGTGATCGGCGAGCCATCAAACACGCTGAGTTCGTGCCTGGGCAATACGAACGTGGAGAAGCAAA